TAAAAATGCTCGTATTTCTTCTGACGTTTCTTCTGCAAGAGGAAACCTTTCTTCTTTAGTACAGACTGCAGAAATAGAGTTAAACAAAAATTCTTCAACTATGTTTTCGTTATCGAAATCAAAATCGCTATAAGAAGGGTATTTCATTTCTAGAGAAACGTCTTTTGATATCTTAACTTTTGGATTTTTTTCTACCTCTTTACAATACGCCTCTTTGACATTTACTGTGATATCGTTATCGGTTTCGCAATGAGGGCAAGTTAATAAAATATCTGAACTTTCTCCAACGGAGACTGCCCTAATTTGCATAAACATATATTCCATATCAAAAGTAGTAAGAAATCTTGGGTCGAGTTTTGGTGTACAACATGAAACAACTGCTTCGACCATAGCATTAACGATAGATTCTAAATTTCCGCTTTCATTAGCGAGCATTAATACTTTTTCTTCTTTAACTAAGTAAGGTCTGTATCTAATTTTTTTTCCAGTTGATGGTATAACCATGCTATACTTTGGTGTATCATTCAATCGCGGTAACGCCATATTTTAATATCCTTATGTTATATTAATCCCTAATGCTTTTCCTACTCTGGTTTTAATTTTATCTTCGACTCCATCTCTTAGTTGATGTAATCCACCAGTTATTTCTCGTTCTATCTTAGAAAGCAAATTGTTGTCTTGTAATCCTACGCCAGACCAATTTTTATATTTGAAAGTTACAGTTATTTCTGACAGTCCATTTACCTGATCGTCTGCGAGCGTTTCGTAATTAATAATTTCTGGATACGCTTCATGTAGAGTACACACGTAACTGTTGCTTCCTGCTAGATTTAAATCTATTTCTATTCCATCAAAACCTATAGACGTGTCTATAAGATTTGTCCCAAAATTTAGAGGACCTAGATTAGTTAATCTTTTTTTAATAAATCCTGGCAAAGGTAAATTAAATTGTTTTTCAAAAAGCGGAACGTTTAATTCTTTTTTTAATTGACGTATTTCTATAGGTTTAACGTAGTCATCATAATAACCAACATAATGCTCAGTAGGATCCGGGGATTGCCAATTAGGTATCACTTTGTCCATCCACGTTTCAAAATATTTTCTTACTCCGCTATCGTTCATTACTCGAAAAGTCATAGTAATCGGCTGGAATATCATTCCATGTGCGACTTCAGTTGTACTCATGCCTATTTCTCTGGGAATTGTAGCGATATTGAAACTAGGTAGTTGCACATTTTTGCACAATAAATTTAAATCTCTAGGATCTTGTCCCGATTGTTCCCATCTTGGAAGTACAACTGAAAACAAATTAGATCTAGCAAATCCATTATGTTTAGTAATCTGCGATGAAAGTTGATCTATACTTGCTGGTTTACTAGCTGTCATTTATTATGCTCCTTGAATCTGCCCAAATTTTTGATTGGGATCCTCGCGACCATTGCGCGGTTGGTAGAAAAGTTGCAATTTCCCATTCTGGAGCGGGAACTTCTGCTAAGTTACCTTCAATATGAGCAGAAAGATAATGCTTGTAACAAGGTTTAAAATATTTCATCTTTGCTGCTTTTTTTAAATAATCGTATGAAACTGCAAATCTAGTGTTGTCGTTAAATTTTTTATCTGATGTAATGTCCATCAATCCGTCTAAAAATTTTGCTCGTAGAGTCATCGGTAAGTAATGAAGGTTCAAACCATGAAACCCGCCAGGAGCTTTTTGTACTGCAATGACTAAAGGAAAATTGTCCCAGTATGGAAGTGTTTCTCTTGTTTTAGGGTCATAAAAAAACATGTACATTCCGCCCACAGCAGAACGTTGCTTCTTTTTTAATTCGGGTTCGTTAAGTAATGCTCGGCGATTAGGTCGCGTTCCAGAAAGTTTATTGCGAAACCATGTCTGCGACTGTTTTGTACGCGGAGTTATTCCTGAACGGAACGCTTCTTGCTCTACTGTTTGAAAGAGATTACTCATGAATCTATTTATAACGAATTACGGAGATTGTTTCGTCTCAAGATTTTCTTTGCATTTAGATATTTTTTCGGCGTAAGGAATTTCTAATTCCGAACGAAATATTTTACCCGAATAACTTCTGTAGGTGTAATAAGTTTTCTCGATCGCAGGAGGTTGGGGATTTTCTGGCATGATCTTAACGGTGTTGTTTGCATTATATAGCATTTACAAATTTTCTATTAATCAGTTGAATCGATTAAAATAGGTTTCCATAATTTAGCGACTTTTTTACCTTTTTCTTGACTCGAAAGACCAGCTGCATCACAATGTTTACAAACTTCATTAGAATTTTTTCTATTAAAAATTAAAGATTTTCTTAGTTTATTTAATGATACTGAACTCTTCCAAAGTTCTGAAAAATCTGTATCGTTCACATTTCCAAAAGATCCCAAATTTCTTTCCCAATTATGACAACAAGCTCTGATACTTCCATCATAATCTATGAACGATTTACTAAGAGGATACCAACATGGGATAGGATTTATTTGTTTTACAGCAGGTCGTTTTCCTGTATATGGATCCATTAATCCGGCGCGATCAAGATATGTTGGTGTTTTAAAATACCTTCGATAAAATTCTATGTCTATAACTCCAACTAAAGGTTTTATTTCTTTTACATACTTCGCTAATCTTTCGTCGTCGTCATAACAATCAATCAGAATAGATGTCAGACCAGTATTTTTTAAACGCTCTGCATCAAATAATCCATATCCTGGAATAGAACCTTTAACAAATCTGTCGCCGTTTGTTATTAGGTTAGACTCGCACTTAGGTAAATTCTCAGAAACATACTCAATCATTTCTAATATTTTTGGGTGTAAAAGAGGTTCTCCGTAACTACCAAATATAATAGTTCCGACATAATTGTTCTTTTTTAAATTATCAACAGTATTCTTAACAGTTTCTATGTCCATAAAAACATTATTATTAGGAAACAGTTCTTCGTTATGATGAGGGCACATCCAACATTTTCTATTACAAAGATCAGTAACATTAAATTCTACTGTTGTTAGTCCCAACAAAGATTCAGAATTCGCTGATTGCTCTTCAGATATATCTTTTGATAACTGATAATGGGGTTGTTTTTCTGCTTCAAAAATCCAATGCGTTCTATTTAAATCAATTATCGGATGATCCAACTCTGCAATGTTTACAAACTGTTCTCTAGTTAAAGATATGTGTAATTGTTGTGTGATATAATCGTCGCCCGGATATTTCATTTTTTTCTTTTATAAGGTTTCAATGGTTTTGTAGATTTAGGTTTAATGCCTAGTTTATCGAGTTCTATCTCAGTCCAGATCTCAAACTTCCAATTTCTATCTTCACTATATCTCTCAGCCGCGCTCCATTTATTTCTATTTTTTACATAAGTCAATCCTTCCGAAATATAACGTTTTGTTCTTCTTGAACCTTGCGGCGGAGCGGTTTCTTTTTTCGGTTTGACTTCTATTAATGAAGTTTTTTTATTAGACCAGGTTACTTTAAAATCTGGAAAATATCTATGCACTTTTCGATCCACTTCATAAAGATACGGAATAACAATTTCTTCACTAGACCACGAACTTACGGAAGTTGACGCGTCAAAAAACATCATACAGTATTTCTCCCAAAGACTGCGATAGAAAACCTGTGTATGATCGCCTTTGTATTTGGAGAGGTTTTTAACTCTATATTTTCCTGAATATGCCATGATCACTATAAATAAATGCAACATAAGTTATTTATTGGAAATATATATGGCGTTTGCTGATCCAGGTTCGGAAGAAAGAGTAGTTTCTAATCCAACTACTACGACAGAAGCAAAAACTCTCGAAGAATACAAAGAAGAAACGGATCTTCGAGATTTACAGTCTAGTAACAGAACTCCTAGAGATTATCAACAACTCTATTATCCGTTGGATATGCGAGGTAACTCGTATTTCCCCGGAAGTATAAAATTTCGTGCAAGACAATTAGAAAATGAAAATAATGTTAGCGGTTTGCTTTACGAAATTATTGATGGCATTTCTAAAAAAATTACAAATTTTGCTTTAGAAGAGCAAACCCAGAATGGGTTGGGAGTTTCTGCTGGCAATAACGAAGCAAAAGAAACTGGCGCAGAAGCAGAAAAATCAGAAAGAGAAATATCAACTGAAGTAAAAAATGAAGGGTTTTTGGAAGGAACTTTAAACTCTGTTGGCGACGCTTTTTCCGATTTCTCAGATTGGGTGTCTGGTCCTATTAGCACAAATTCGTTTCGAGATACTTTGTTAGATGACGGAAAAGACATGGGTTTTGTTAAACTTCCTCTTCGTCAATCACTACAATTTACTGATAGGTTAGATTATCAAAATGCAGATCTAGGATTAATCAATGGCGGGATCGAAGCAGGTATTAGCGGTGGGGGCAGCGCAGTAGGTAATTCTGTTAAAGCAATTTTGCAATCTGCAGGCGGGTTTTTAACTGGTGGTCCTTCGCCTGAAGTTTCTGCAATTCTTCTTAAAGGATTACAAACAACTGGGTTGCCGTCAACTGGTCTTTCTTCGGCAACAAGAATTTCTAATAACCCCAATTCTCGAACTTTGTTCTCAAATTCGGTGATAAGGACTTTCGCATTTAGTTTTTCTTTAGTTGCTAGAAGCTCTAGAGAAGCAGAAGAAATTAAAAAGATTATTAAATTTTTCCGAGTTGCTGCTTATCCAGATTTAATAGATTTAGGAAACGTTCCTGTTGGTTATATTTTCCCAGATTTATTTGATATTTTTATTGAATATCGCGGGAAACCTATTGCAACTAAAATTTTGCCTAGTTATTTGACATCCATAGATATTACATACAACACGCCAACAACAGGAATGCACGCCGACGGTAATTTCTCTGAGATCGGTCTTAATCTTACATTCAGTGAAGCATTCGCGTTGAATCGAGCGAGAATCGCACAAGGTTACTAATATGTCAAAATATTTTAAAAATTTTAAAACGGACCGTTATCGTTTTGGCGACGAAAAATATGGAGTATTGTTTCAAAGACTTTCGACTTATATTGATGTTCTTGATCGGGTTCAAGATAATTTAAGCGTATATACTAATACTACTGTTCTATCAAACGAGAGACCGGACACTTTGTCGTATAGAATTTATGGAACGACTGATCACTACTGGACGTTTTATTTAATGAACGAAAAATTAAGAGAACAAGGTTGGCCTCTTACTGATAAAAGAATATACGAAAAATCTGAAGAAATTTATAACGGGTATTTTGGAAGATTAGAGTTTGCTGATCTTAGCGCATATAGCACATTAATGCAACAAATTTCTTCTCTGTATCCAGTAGGCGAATCCGTTAATTTAGTTACCAGCGGCGCATCAAAAAGAGCAGCAACAGTTAAAAGTAAAAATTTACAAAACGCAGAAATATATTTTACTTCTTCTGCTATTTTAAGTTCAGATACTATAGTATCCGTTGAATATGCCGATACCACTAACAGTTATAATTTTAGTGCTTTTGATTTTGAATTCAATGGAACGCATCACTATGCTAAAACCGGATCTGTAGTAGAGTATGATTTGGTTGATGACCCGACTGACCCAGGAACTCCTGTCACTTTCCAAGAAAACTTCGTTGCAGTAAATGAAGATGTGAGAGAAATAAGAATAATCAAACCTGATGAAATCGAAAGAGTTGTCGGCGAATTTAAAAGACTTGTGAGTTAAAATGGAATCCGGAACATATCATTTTTGTACAAAAGCCATATTATCGGGAACCATTCTAGAAAAAGTTGGAATAGAAGTAGATATCCTTCCAAATATTCTAGAGTTTGAATTTTATGAAGATATTCTAAATCCGTTTGTTCATGCTTCGATAAGTTTGATAGATGATTTTGGATTGAGGCATGCTGTAAACTTACAAGGCACTGAAACTATTACCATAGAGTTTGTCGAAAAATTAGAGGAACAAAGGGTTTTATTTGAAAAGAAATTTTATATTTCTCGTATAGAAGCGAACGCTCCTATCAACGATAGATCAGACGCTATAGTTTTACATCTAGTTGAAGAGCATGTAATAATCAATGCAGTAAAACAAATTAGTAAATCGTACACTGGATCTTTCGAACAAATTATAAAATCTATTTCTGAAATTGAATTGGGTAGAAAAATAGCATATAAAAATTTTAAACCTTCTGCACAAGGACCAAGAAAAGTTGTAGTTCCATATCTAACACCAATCGAAGCGATATGTTGGTTGCGAGATAGAGCTTCTTCTAAATCTGGGTTTCCTATGTTAGCGTATTCGACATTGTTTGGTAATGATATTATTATAGAAAATATGGAAGAAAACCTTACTTCAACTGTATTAAATCCAAAGTCTCCTCTACGACACACATCAGGAATGCGAACATCGCAAGACATTGCTGCTAGAAAAATTTATGCTATAGAGGGGTTCGAGGACGTAAACTCTGAAAATATGTTGCATATGATAGAAACTGGAACAATTGGTTCGAGATTTTCTGTGACAGATATAAACACTGGAGTAACGACTAGAAAACATTATTCTATTAGAAATATTGTAGATGAAATGTCGATAAACGATTTAATAGAAGGTAAATTTACTTACAATTTATTTGATCCATTACTTAAAATAGGCGATTCGTTATATGATTTATATGACGCGAATAATGTACATCAAATCAATACAACGAGAACGTATCCTCAATTCAAAAACTATCATGATGAAAGCAATGGTCAGACTTCATTAAAATATAAACAACAAATGATTAAAAATATTTTAAATCGTAATACCCTTAAGTTAAAAATGGACGGATTTTTATTTTTCGCGAAAAATATTAGTGTAGCAGATAAACTTCGTTTGTTATTTTTAAACAGCGACGCTTCTGCTAATGGAGTTGATGTTAATACTACAACAGATCACAGAAGATCTGGTGATTATATTATTACGTCTATTAAAAACAGTATTTCTAAAACAGAACACAGCGTGGTGTTTTCGGGTTGTAAAGTAAACGATCTTCCTAAGACCGGAAACCAATTATGACAACGGGACCATTAAGACCAATAAATTACATGTACTACGGCGATGAAACGCGATGGTTTATAGGTACAGTAATTAATGCCGTCCCTCCAGTAGGGTTTGAAGGAAGGGTTCGAGTTCGTATTCATGGAGTTCATGATCCGGAAACTTCTAATGTTCCTGAAGTCGATTTGCCTTGGGCGCAAGTAATGATTTCTGCTACTGAGGGAGGTTCTTCTGGAATAGGTAGGTCGCCTCAACTACTAGCTGGCGCGCAGGTTTTTGGTATTTTTATGGACGGTAGGCATTCTCAAGTGCCTTTGGTTATGGGCGTAATTCATCGAGACGAATTTCCATCAGATTTACAAAAAGGCGTCACGTTTACCAGCGAAACCTCTTACAATAAACAACAATCGAGACTTCAAAATGTAATAGTTGAAAGACTACGAGACGACGAACTGGAATCAGCGGATATTACATTAAGAAGACTTCAGGGAATGAAGTTCTTTATTGACAACGGATATTCTCCATTACATTCTGCAGCAATAGTTGCTAATCTTCAAACGATGTCTAATTTTAAACTGCTTACGGTAGATAATGATCGTGTAGGAATTGCTGGATGGTTAGCAACAGGAAAACGATTTAAGAATTTAAGAGAGTTTGCTATTTTGTACGAACCTCCTGCGACAACTTTGTCATATTCATTGCAACTTCAGTTTGTTTTGTATGAACTCAGAAATGATTTACTCCTTGCTAATAAATTGTTGTTGCAATC